GTCGTTACCCCGGCTGCACCGAGATAATCAGAGAAGGCAGCTACTGTGAGCGGCACAAGGCCCAAGGCCGCAAGCCCTATGATAAAGCCACCGATGATAAACGCGGCAGTGCTAGGCAGCGCGGATATGATAAGCGCTGGGAGCGCTTCCGGGAGTGGTTCCTGCGGCAACCAGGCAATCAGATATGTCACCGGTGCCTGGAGCAAGGCCGGATCACCAAGGCCGAGCTGGTGCACCACAAACTACCGGTGAGGGAGAGGCCGGACCTGCGGCTGGTGGCTGACAACTGTGTTCCATTATGTGGAAAATGCCACCAAACTGTTCACCGGGAGGGGTAGCAAAATTGTTTGAGTTTGGCCCTGGGGACCGAGAGGGGGACTCAACATTTTGTGCGTCATAGTTTTGGAACACTTTAGGAGGTGGTAACAAATGGGAGCAAGAGGACCTTTAAGATTAGTAGATACAACCACAAAATACCAGGCACAGACCCCACCTAAACCGGCTGCCACCATACCCAAGCCACCGGCATGGTTGTCTACACCGGCAAAGAGGGAATGGCGAAGGGTGGCACCTGGCCTACACAAGCTGGGATTATTGACCGACCTTGACCGGCAGGCGCTGGCACAATACTGCCAGGCCGTGGCCCGCGTCGAGGAAGCGGAAAAAGCCCTCAAGGACGGGCTGTCCTACGAGACCCCGGGCGGCAGGCAATTCCTCAAACCGGAATACCGGGTGCTGATGGACGCCCAAAAGGAAATCCGCCAGCTGTGCGCACTCTTTGGCCTGGCACCGAGCAGCAGGATGCGGATGACCCTGCCGGAGCCAAAAGAAACGGACGAATTGGAAGCCCTGCTGGATTAGGAGGGGTATAGCATGTTCAATCTGTTCACCGTAAAAGAACATTTACGCATAACTCACCACCTGGAGGATGCCCTGCTAATGGCATACATGGCTGCTGCCCAAGACTGGGCCGAATCGTTCCTGGGCAAACCGCTGGCCGACTTTGAAACTCTGCCCGGCACCGTCCTGGCCGGTTTGCTGCTGCACACTGCCCTGCTGTATGAATCGCGGGAAGGTGAGTTTGTGGAGAAGAACCTGCAGGCAATCCGGCTACTGTATTATCCATACCGGCAGGTGAATGTATAATGCGAACTGGCAAGTTAAGACATTTTGTAGAAATACACGCGCTTACCGTTGTGGAGGACGACATTGGGAACCAGACCGAAACATGGGCAAAGGTGGCCGAGACTTGGGCAGCCATTGAACCCCTGAAAGGTGACGAACGTTGGGCAGCGGCATACGCACAGGCAACAACCACCCACCGGGTAACCATGAGGCCGCCTGGCGTTGCCGTCCACCCGAGCAACAGGCTGGTGTTCAATGGCCGGATATTTGAAATTGAGGCGGTACTTGACATAGAGGAACGAGGCCGGGAATTGCAGCTAATGTGTGTGGAGAAGGTGGCGTAATCATGGACCGTGCTGAAAAGGTGCTCAAATTCCTACAACACTTAAAGCACAGCAAGGCTCCCTGGGCCGGGCAGCCATTCGAGCCAATGCCGTTCCAGGTGGACTTTATACAGAAGCTGTACGGCACCTTACGTCCTGATGGACAGCGGCAGTACCGGCAAGCATTACTATACCTGCCCCGGAAGCAGGGTAAAACCTTTTTGGCTGCCGGGCTGGGACTATACCACCTGGTGGCTGATGGAAAGCCTGGCGGTGAGGTTTATATGGCTGCTGGGAGCCGGGACCAGGCGAGTATCTGCTTCAACCAGGCGCGGGACTTCGTAAGAAGCAGCAAGACCCTATCTAAGCGGTTACGGGTGATCGAATACTCAAAGCGGATCATAGACACAAAGACCGGTAGTGTTTTAAAGGCCCTTGCTGCTGATGGCGGCCTTGCCCATGGCCTGAACCCGACCGCCATTATTGCAGACGAATTGCACGTGTGGGAAGGTAAACGAGGCCGGGAACTTTGGGAGGCCCTGCAGACAGGCTTTGGAGCACGGGAGGAACCCTTGCTGCTGATAATTTCCACTGCTGGCTATGACCGGGCAAGCATATTCTACGAAGTTTACGAACACGCCAAAAAGGTGGCCGCCGACCCAAGCGTTGACCCCACCTTTCTGCCGGTGCTGTACGAGGCCGACCCCGGGGACGACTGGCAGGACCCGGCAACCTGGTACAAGGCAAACCCGGCCCTGGGGGCGTTCAGGAGCCTGGACGACATGAGGACATTAGCTGAAAGAGCGAAGCAGAGCGCGGCGCTGGAGAACTCATTCCGGCGGCTGTACCTGAACCAGTGGACGCAAAGTAAAACCACCTGGATACCCGCCGACCGGTGGGACGCTTGCGGGCAAGCTGTGGACCCGGAGGCCCTGCGCGGCCGTGAGTGTTACGCCGGCCTGGACCTGTCCACCACGACGGACCTGTCAGCCTTTGTGCTGGTGTTCCCTGATGACAACGACCCGCCGGAATATGATGTATTGCCCTTCTTCTGGCTACCGGAGGCCCGCACAACTGGCGACCGGCAGGACGCGGTGGACTACCGGGCGTGGGCACGTGCCGGGCACATTAAGTTGCTGCCTGGTGACGTATTGGACCAGCGGGCAATAAAGGCCGACATACAGGAGCTGGCGGGCATGTACCGCATAAAGGAAATAGCCTTCGACCGGTGGAACGCCACACAGCTGGCCGTTGAACTGCAGGAAGAAGGCGCGGCAATGGTATCCACCGGCATGGGATATGCCAGCCTTTCCGCACCCAGCAAAACCCTGGAGGGATGGGTACTATCTGGCCGTATCCGGCACGGCGGGCACCCGGTGTTGCGGTGGAACATGCAGAACGTCACCCTGGAGCAGGACGCGGCGGGCAATATCAAGCCCAGCAAGGCCCGGAGCAAGGACCGTATAGACGGCGCGGTGGCCTTGATACTGGCAATATCCCGGGCAATGCTGCGGGAGAAGAAAAGCGTTTACCGCGAAAGGGGGTTAGTTGTGATTTGATTAACTGGCTAAAACGTATGCTCAAGCCAACTGAACAGCGAACTATGACCACGGCAAGCACTGACGGTTGGCAGGACATTATCTCCCCGGCAACTGCAGCTGGTGTAAGGGTAACCACACACACTGCCCTGGGCGTACCTGCTGTGCTGCGGGCTGTAACCCTGCTGGCCGGTGCGGTGGCAAGCCTGCCCTTGAAGGTGTACCGCAAGACTGACGACGGCAGAATACCGGCAACCGGGCACCCGTTGGACAGGCTGTTACAACGGGCACCCAATAGCTTAATGACACCGTTTACCTTTAAAGAGCTAATAATGAACTGCCTGCTGCTCAATGGTAACTTTTACGCATATATCGAGCGGGACCAGGCAAGCCGACCGGCAGCGCTGTGGCCCATAGACCCAAACCGTGTAATGGTTGAGCAGGACGACAAGACCGGCGCTATCACATACCGGGTGAGCACCAACCAGGGGCAACAGATATTGACCCCGGCAAACATGCTGCACGTCCTGGGGCTGACACTGGACGGCATACGGGGGGTAAGCCCGGTTACCCTGGCCCGTGAAAGCATAGGTGGAGCCATAGCCGAGCTAAAGCATGGGCAAAGCTTTTTCAAGAATGGTGCAGCTGTTGGCGGTGTGCTCCAGCATCCTGGACACCTGGGACCCGAGGCAGCGCAAACCCTGCGGGAGTCATGGCGGGATAAATACAGTGGGCCGGATAATGCCGGCAAGGTGGCAATCCTGGAAGAAGGCATGGAATTTAAAGCTGTGGCCCTCTCCAATAAGGACAGCCAGTGGCTGGAATCACGTCAAGTAACTGTGCTTGACATAGCCCGCATATTCGGCGTACCACCGGCACTGTTGGCCCACCTGGAGAAGGCAAGTTATTCAAGCCAGGAGGCCCAAAACCTGGAGTTTTTAACCCACAGTTTAAGGCCCTGGCTGACGCGGATCGAGCAGGCCGTTGAAAAGGCCCTCCTGGTTGACAGTAACGTCTATGTGGAGTTTACCACTGGTGACCTGCTGCGGACCGACTTAAAAACCCGCTACGACGCATACAGGACCGCACTAGCTGCCGGGTTTATGACAGTCAACGAGGTAAGGCGGCTGGAGAACCTGCCGGCTGTTGAAGGCGGCGACGACCTGTACATGCCGCTTAACATGGGAAAATTGGGGAGTGATAACGATGGCCAAGGCGAGTGAACGCGAGATTAGAGCCCTGCCGGTAGCTCTGGAGATCAGAGCAACCAATGATGGGGACAAGCGGACCATTGCCGGACAGATCAAGTACAACACTGAAAGCGCGGTAATGAGAGACTACTGGGGAGACGCCTGGTGTGAGGAACTGGCGGCCGGGTGCTTTGACGAGAGCCTGCAGACCCGGAACGTGGTGGGGTTGTGGTCACACGACACCAGCCAAGTCTTAGGCAATACCAAGGCGGGGACCCTGCGGGTGAACTCTGACGAGGAACGGCTGGCGTTCGACCTGGACCTGCCGGACACCCAAGCCGGTAAGGATGCCTACGAGAGCGTCAAGCGCGGCGACGTGGACGGCGTATCCTTCGGGATGGTGGTCACAAAAGACAAGTGGACCACCGAGAAGCGCGATGATGAAACCATCTACAAGCGGACCATTCTGGAAGCGGAGTTGTGGGAACTGTCTCTGGTAGCGTTCCCGGCGTACCCGGCGAACGAAGTAGCCTGCCGGAGCCTAGAAAAATTTAAGGAGGAATCTGAAATGGGTAACGAGACCAAGGCCAAAGAGCCCAAGAAGGAAGGCAAGTTGATGGAGACCATTCGGCAGATTGAAAAGGAGTTGGAGGAATTGCGGACCAACAAGGACACCGAGACCCGGACCGTCCCGGCGGTGGCGATCACCAGCGGAGA